AGCATAAAATACTTGGAGGTTGGTTAGACAAAGCAGAAGGAGTAGTCTTTGAGAATTGGAGTATAGGAGAATTTAATCCTGATGGCTTACAGACTTCTTGTGGAATGGACTTTGGTTTTAGTGTAGACCCTGACTCATTGACTGAAGTAGCTATTGATAAAAAACATAAGAAAATATACTTGAAAGAACATCTTTACAGGAATGGGTTAAAATCACAAGAACTAGCTAAGATAATACTAGAAAAAGTAGACAACAAACTTATCATTGCTGATTCAGCAGAGCCAAGACTAATAGCAGACCTTAGACATTTAGGAGTAAACATAAAACCTGTAAAGAAAGGAACTATTGAAAGTGGTATAACTCGTATGCAAGATTATCAATTAATTGTAACTCCTGAATCTATAAACATAGCCAAAGAGCTAAACAATTACGCTTATCAAGATAAAGGTTCAAAATTATATATAGACAACTACAATCACGCAATAGACGGAATAAGGTACAATGTAATTTACCACCTAGATAATCCAAACGCAGGAAAGTATTACGTACAGTAAACTAAATTCTAACTTTTTCTATTATATATTGTATGGAAATCAAAATCAAAAAGAAGGGTAAAGTAAAAGAGTTCAAGCTAATTAATAATTGGGAAGAAGTAACACTTGAGAAGTGGTTGCAACTGATTGACTTTGAAACAGGTACAAAGACTGAAGAAGCTACTGAAACAATAGCAGCATTATCTAACATCCCTAAGCAGTTAGTAAAGGAGTTAGCATTGTCAGATGTAGCTGTTATAATGAGTAGGATAGCAGAGCTACAACAAGAGCAAGACACAAAGCTTAAAAGGATAATAGAGATAAACGGAATAGAGTACGGATTTCATCCTGATTTAGATTCTATAAGTTTAGGAGAATACGCAGACATTGAGCAATTCATAAAGAACGGAATAGAAAAGAACCTGCCTGAATTAATGGCTGTTCTGTATAGACCTGTAAAAGACAAGAAGAATGATATATATATTATTGATGCTTATGATGGCGATATTCGGCTCAGGACGGAAGAAATGAAACAGATGTCAGCTCAGCAAGTGCAAAGTGCATTGGTTTTTTTTTACACTTTAGGGAAGGAGTTGTCCGAGATTTTGCCATTGTATTTGATGGAGCGGCTGAAGGAAACGAAGATGCAATAGCTTCAGAAAGCTTTGCAGAGAAATGGGGATGGTTTGGAGTGATGTACAGATTGACAAATGGAGAAATAGTAAACTTAGAACGAATAACAAGATTAAGTCTTTTAGAATGTTTAACTTGGCTTAGTTATGAAACAGATTTAAACTCGCAAAATAAAGTAAAGAGAAATGGTAAACAATAAGACATACAACAATGTAGTAAACACCTTACTAAGATTAGGTGAGTACCACGAACAAATCAGTACAACTTCAGTAGGTGATATCTATGACATCAACTTAGAGAAGATGCAGAAGTTCCCATTGCTTCATATAAACCCTGTAAACGTATCAACAGGAGATAGCCAACTTACTTACAACTTTCAAATCTTTATTATGGATATGGTAAGCGAAAAAGAAGATTGGGCTAAGAACAATGCTTCAGCTAACTTCCCTAAGCTTTATAAGACTTTAAGTAATGAGCAAGATGTATTTAACGAAGTGCTGCAAATCTGTACTGACTTTATAGGAATGCTTAGACACTCAGAACAACAATCGTTACAAGGAACAAACGACATAAACGCTCCTATATACTTTACACAAGACCAATTCACAATAGAGCCGTTTCAAGAAAGATTTGACAACTTATGTTGTGGATGGGTATTTAATATTGGAGTCTTAGTTCAGAACGACTTCTCAACTTGTACAATACCTGTAACTTCTGAAGGAGCAGGGTACTAATGTTTAAAATAAGAATAGGAAAACTAACAATACAATTATTACCACCAAAAATAACTTACAAATTTTAATATGGCAACACTAACAACAACAATCACCGAAAGCGTTACAATCAATGGAGCGTTAAGAGGTTCATCAAACACTTTAACTGTAACAGACATTGTAGACACTTTTGAAAGAGTAGTTACTTGTCCTAATGCAGCAACAACAACAATAGCTACATTCTCTAGCAATGTATACGACAGTGCAGGAGCAATAGACGCTGAGAATGTAAGATACATAAGAGTATCAAACTTATCAACTACTGATGATATTGAAATAGGTGTAGCAGGAGCTGCTTCAAACTATTCTATGTTGATACCTGCAGGAAACTCTCATATCATTTCAAGAGCTGACAATGTTATGTTAGCAGAAGATGACGCAGTTCCTACTTACGGTTCTTTAGCTGATATAACAAAATTAGAGGTAAGACCAACAGCTTCAACATCTGTAAATGTAGAAATATTTGTAGCTACTGTTTAATGGACACAGCTAATTTAGAAAGATACTTAGATAGCTTTGGAAAGTATGTAGTTCAGCAATCAAGAGCTAACTTAACTAAAGGGAAAAAGAATGTAGATAAGAGTTTATACAACTCTATCAAGTTTGAAGTAGAAAATACTCCTGATGGTTTCTCAGTAAAATTCTTTATGAATAGCTATGGTTCTTTTGTAGACAAAGGAGTTTCAGGAAATAAGAAAATACAAGAGTTTGTTACTTGGGATAATAGAAAGGTAGCAAGTCCTTATAATTACAAGTCTAAGCAACCACCTTCAGGAATTATAGAAAAGTGGATTAAGAAAAGAGGAATAAAAGGCAGGGATAATAAAACAGGTAGATTTATCACTCATAAGACACTATCTTTTTTAATTGCAAGAAGTATAAAACTTAAAGGAACAAAAGGTATAAGTTTCTTTCAAAGACCATTAGGATTAGGGCTAAAGAAGTTTGGAGCAGAAATGTTAGGAGCAGTCAAAGAAGATATAATTAATAGTTTAACAACAGTAAAATAAATGGCAACACAAATAGAACAACACCCTTTATACGATACACTTCCTGTAGGTCAGGAGGTAATATTTACAGTATCTAATTCAGCTATTGTACCAACAGAAACAAGAGTAAAATTTGTTGCTGAAGTTCATATAAGCGACACAGCTATTAATCTATCTACTTCTACTCCTGTAGGTACATTTAAAACTACTCCTAATAACGCAGGGGTTGGAATATTTGACTTTAGACCTATTATTGAAAGCTTTGTAAGTGCTGATAATATAGCAGGAGATGGAAGTCCTTACAAGATACACACTTCTTCAGCTGCACAACAATTTCCTTTACATATAATAAACAAGTTTTCTACTAATACAAATTCAGTAAGGTACTTAGCAATAGTATTTAAAACAGAATACTTAGATACGACAGTAACACCAAACACTATAACAGATGACGGAACGCAAGATAACTCAGATGAATACACGCTATTTAATGGGTATTTAAAGCACAATGACAGACTTAAAATTGGTTACCCTAACAACTTTGGTTATAATGTAGAAAAGTTTGAATTAGCTCCTGTTTCTCTTGCTCAATTTTTAAGTAACGCACCAACTACTCAATACGCTAATAAAGAAGATTACGGAACTCTTGCATTACTGACTAATTCAAGTGCTTTAAGTTATGTGAAGTTCACATTTACAGAATATGACGGAACAGTAACAACTTTAGATGTAGACAATACTGACGCTAACGGAGGGTTTACTGCTTATACATCAGACGCTAAGAACCAAATATTATTCATTGGATGTTTCCCTGCTAACTTAAGAAATTACAATACAGCATTTGAAGCACTAATAACAGCAGGAACTTTATCGCATTACACGGTAGCAGCTTATAATGTATCTGACGCTATAATAAGTGAAACAGTAACTATCAATCTAAATTGTCCTAATCTTAAAGGTTATGAACCTATCAGACTTTGTTGGTTAAATCAATGGGGCGCTTGGGATTACTATACTTTCAAAATGAAGTCTACTAAAATGATTTCAACTAAAGGAAGTACATATCAGCAATTAGGAGGTTCTTGGAACGAAAGTTTATACACTCCTTATGGTTACAAGGGAGGAAAGAAAGCATTTAGAGTAAACGCTACTGAAAAGATAACAATGAACACAGACTTTGTTAATGAATCAGAATCAGAATGGTTTGAGGAGCTTATAAATAGTCCTGAAGTGTATTTAGTGAACAACTATATTTCAGAAAGTTCTGTAGCACAATTACAAATATTATCACCAAGTCTTTACATAAACCCTGTAAGACTAACAACTTCAAGTTATACTAAAAAGACTGTAGCAAATGATAAATTAATGCAATACACTTTTGAAGTAGAAAAGAGTAAGAACTTAAGAACTCAATCAATATAATGAGCGTACAACTTATAATATATCCACAAAGTTATGAAGGGACTCATAACGCTATTTCAGGAACACCTAGTGAATTTGTTGTTGATGGAATAAACTTTAATACAATAAACGCTTCCACTCAGTATGTAGCTTCTGCTCCTTTTCCGCAGAATGCAATAAACCATTACGCACCAACACTTACTTTAAATAGTTGGGTTAGATATAGAGGAGGAGGTGCTACTGTAAGTGAAGCTTCAGGTGATGTTCTGTTCCCATCAGGTACTTCAGGAAATGAAGATTGTGGTATAATTCAAAAGCTATCTAATTTAACAATAGGAATAGATTATACAGTAAGTATTGATATTGCCTTAGTT